TAACTGTACCCATCATACTAAGATATTTTTCTGCCTTCTTCAATGAACCACTAGCCATATTCAATATGCGTTGGAATATCTGGGCTTCTGATTTAGTGAATGATGCACTACCTGATGTGTCTTTAAAGGTTGCATCTGTAGACCATACTCGTTTCGTTGATGCAAGTCTATTTGCATTTGCACCAAACTTGGCACTCAACGAACTCATAGATTTACCTGAGTATGTGGTATGCCATACTACACCAATCTTTGATCGGAGAATACTTTTAGCAATACCCATACCAACAGGAACTGCATATGTGATAGTGTTAGGTGTAAAGATAATCACCCTCTCACCATCTATATCTGCACCCTTCAAATCTTCACTGGTATATAACAAGTCACCCTGCCATATGCCTGGTATGTTTAGTGCAGAGAAATTCTTTAATGCAACAAGTAATTTATCAGCCAAACCACCGCTATGATTTTTGAGGATGTCTGCTGATGTATAGTTAATCTTTGGAGTCTTATTGAAAATAGACTTGGTGCCGACAAAGAACTTTCCATTCTCTGGATTCGTACCGGCAAAGATTGCAGGAGCACCATCCCACTTGACGGTGACATTCATGCGGCTCTTACTATGGCCTCTCAACATTGTCTTTAAGGAGGCAAGAAAATTGAGCGCATTTCTACCACCTCGGACACCACTATTAAGGATATCATCCTCGAGATGCTCAAGGTGCGTGTTCTTATCTTCGGTTAAAAATTGGCTAAAGTTTTGCATTTCTATATAGTATTATAACATGTCTGGGTTTATGTGTCAATCATATATGCGACTAGTTCTGTTCTATTTGAGACATATCAGTATATTATTATTTATTTAATCTTTTGCGATAACAAAACGAGCTGAGTTTGCTGTCCTAGATGCGGTATAAGCAAATATAGCTCTAACAACATTGTTTTGTTTTTCTTTAGGTGCTCTAAAATAATCAGCGATTACTGGTCTAAGCTTATTCATAACTGTTAGTCCGCTAATAGCTCCCATATCATCATTGAATTTATCCTTTTGTACTTTACTACCTTTATAGTTCTTAGCACCACCACCATATTTAATATATTCATTTGCAGCTTTTTCAAATTTAATATAATTTAAATCCCAAACTTGCCGGATCTTTCTTGCAAATTCAGGATCAACTGATTCTACAATTTTTGTAAATAATGGAATACCTACAACTTGGCCACCCAATGCAGATGAACCAACATAACCTAAGATAACTTTAACTCCTCTTTGTGGTTTACCTCCACTAGAAGGCGTGTGTCTAATTTGTATTCTACCTTTTTTACCGCCAGATGTTATTGTAATGTAAATATCTCTACCACCTGAGTATGGTTTTGTCCATTTAAATGATGTATTAGTTGCTGTATATGCACCTATCATTTTTTCCCAAGGTTGTACGCCTGTACATTTAGTATCTGCCAGTAATTTATTTTCATCCGCTCTACTAAAGTTTACCTTTTTTACAATTACATCTCCAGTAACTTTTTTAAGTGAAAGTGGAAGTAAATCTCCTGATTCAAGTAGAACTTTAATTTGTTTATTTAAGACAGCGAATGTTAAATTATCTTTTTTTGTTTGAGGTTCATTAAGAAGATCCTTTAAAGATTTTTTAGCTTTTGATGAAGCAAAATATATATCAGCAGGAGTCCATTTATTAATATCTCCAAAATATTTTCCACCACCTAATTTTGATGATTGGTTATTAGCTGATTTAAATAAATTTGCCAGGACCTTCATTATATCATCATCTCCATGTTGATAAAATAAATTTTGCCAACCCGGTCTTTTTATCTTTCCAAAATCCTTATCAATATCATCTATATCTGTAATTATTTTTTGTGCAATCTTTAAAGATGAAACAAACCAACCTTCGTTCTTTTTTATATACCTTATAATTGATGTTTTTGATTTAGCAGTATCTACTTTATTTCCTGTATAAGCATCATCAATCATATCTTTGTATTCTTTAAAAAATCCCTCAACATCTTTGCCTTTTATATAAGGAGCAAATTGTACTTTAGTTTTATGAGCGCCTAAAGTATCTGCTATATAGCAAAATAATGCCTGAGCACCTTCAGCTTCATCTGTGGCGGTCATTACCATACATATATTTATTATACTTTGAAGTCTGCAAACCTATCTATTATCTCTTCTCCTTGTCCTGTATCTACTAAATCATCTTGAGCTGTCTGTGAAACATCATACAATTTCATCTTGGCTCTGTCTACACCAAGAATAAACTTTTTATTCGTGGTTGGATCTGCATATCTATTCTTCAATTGTTTAACTAGCATCTGGTTTAGTTCATTCAATTCATCAGACGATATCAATGCAAACATAAAATCAGCAGTTGCCGGTAAACCAAACGACTCGGATGTATCTTCAAGACCTACATCAGTTGATACAAAACCAGTTCTCGTTGTTTGAGTTGCAGACATAATTGGAAGATTATACTCTACTGCAAGACCTCTCATCTCTTCTGCAATCGCTTTGATGTATGTGTATGAGTTTACATTAGCACCAGCACGAAACCTACTAGATGCACAGATGTTTATATAGTCTACGAATACTAGGTCTGGTTTGAAATCTTTCTTCAATGCAAGCTCATTAAACAATGCACGGAAATGACCACAATGAGCTGATGCAGTTGGATACTCTTTGACTATCAGATTGCCTGTAGTTTTCTTTTGTATCTTTTCAAATCTATTCTCATACATATGTCTAGGAAGATCGTGCATATCATCCATTGTGATGTTCATTAAGTTTGCATCAATACGTTCTGCAATCTTTTCTTCTGCCATCTCTAATGTAATATACAATACATTCTTACCCTGCATTAATGTAGATGCAGCCACATGACACATGAATAATGACTTACCCACACCTGTACCGGCGAGTGCAATATTCAAAGTCTTGTTTGGTAGGCCACCTTTAGTAATTCTATTAAAGAAATCTAAATCAAATGGAATCTTTTCCTCTTTCGCATGATAGTATTCATATCTATCTGCCGATTGTTCCATATAATCATGGCCAATGTGTTTATCAAAAGACACAGAAAGCGCTTCTGATAAGATGCCAGGTAATGAATCTGGTGTTTGATCTTTAACTTTACCATCTATGATCTGAATGCTATTAAGTACAGCATTATAGATGGCCTTTTCTTTACACCACTTCTCGGTCTGGTCGGTCAACCAATCCAAATCCATCGGTGTTTTTTCTATCTCTGATAGATAGTCAACTAATTTTTTATACTGCTCTTCGTTTAATGCCTTATCTTGGACATCAATAACAAGAGCTTCTAATGTTGGGTTTGATTTATATTTTTCTGCATACGCCCAAATGGTTTGAAAAATAACTTTCTCAATGCCATCTTGGAAATATTCTTCTTTTAAAAACGGGATAACCTTTCGTATATATTCTTCATCATAAACTAGATTGCTTAGAATCGTCGTTTCTATCCTGTTGGTTAATTTTGATTTGGTCATGCTCTATGCCTTCGTCTATTACATTCATAAGAATGTCGCCTATCACTTTATTAAACCTCTCATGAGATTTTTCATTTACTATACCATCTTTATTATACAACACTTCATACTGAAAAGTCAAGGGGATCTCAACCATCATATCTGGTTCTACCAAGTCTCCATTATCATCATAGATTGGAAAATGAACATTTTTATATAAGTACACTATACCTTCAAACTCACCTCCCTGTAATCGGAAAGCTTGTTCGTCAGTCTCTTTATGATAAACGTAATGATAATCATCCATAATGACAATACGAATGTAGTAAATATTTCTTACCCGACTTGGGTTTTAATCCTGCATGGTAATATTGCCATGTAGGAGGAAACATTAACAATCGTCCTCTCTTAGCTTCTACTGTATATGGTATAAATGTTCCTGGCTTATTGATATTCACAAATTGAGTTTCACCACCCTCCTTAACATCATTAAGATATATAAAAAACGAAAGAAATCTTTTAGCCGTCTCTTGATTCATAACATCAACGTGTGGATCAAATCTATCATAATCATTTGTCAAATATCTTTTCATTCTTACGGCTTCATATCCATATGTATCAGGCCACATCTTATCATATACATTACAATCAATTTTATAGTGTATGATATAGTCTTGAAACAACTGCAACATACCATTCTGAACAGACTTCCATTCTTCATGCTCGACAAGAGTTATCTGTTCAAAGGAAATAATATTATCACCTTCCTCCTGATGTACAGTCTCAAATGATTCATGAGAATCTTCAAACTTTTTTATTATTTCGCTACAGGATAACTCATCTATAACATTATCATAAACTTTTATATACTTATCCATAACTAAATTTTTCTTTGGCAAACTTATCCAATTTCTCCATTATCTCTGGTGTAAAATATTTCTCAGGATCATTATTAATAGTCTTACCAAATGTTTTTGTGCCGTCTGGTAATTCTATGCGAGTAGATACTGATTTAAAAATACCAGCTTCTACTGCCAACTCCAACAACCCATAATGTTTATCTAGTCCTTTAGTATAAGACAAACGAACATCTACCATCTGATTTTCTTTAGTCATTCTAGATTTGTATGTCTTACAATGAATGATACTACCTACCACCTCTGAGCCATCTTTATCTTTTTTCTTGGATAGATAAATGATAGTTGAGGCTGCATACTTCAAACCAGAACCACCACCCATTTCTTTCTGTGGAAACATAGAACCAATAACGTCATAGGTGTGGTTGGTCATAATCATAGGTATACCTAGTTTACCTAACTTCAATGTTAGAACTCTAAAAGTAGCCTTGACTATCTGAGATCGTGTCATATCTCTAGTTTCTTTTCCAGCTTCAGTATCTTCAATTTCTTTTGTGGTAGATAACATACCTAAACTATCAAGACATATCAACAAAGGTTGTCTGTCATCTTCATTTTCATATGCTTCAAGCACCTGCAATGCCTGATACCGAAATTCTTGTACTGTGGTGATGGGTAGTATCGCCATTCGTGTAGAATCAATACCACGACTCTCAATCATATCTTTACTGATTGCAGATTCACTCTCAAAGAAAACTACATTACCTGTAGGATGTTCTTCTAGAAATGCTTGACATACACCTAGAACAAAGAACGTCTTGCCTGTTGCCGACTCTCCTGCAATCGCTGTAATTTTGTTCTGAGGTATCCCACCGTAAATACTACCGCTGCATAGGGCATTAAAAATATAGCTGCCAGTATCCACATAGCCAGACACATCGCTGGCAGCAAGACCATCAACCACAATCGAGGCGAATTCGTTGCCCGTTTCTTTAATAACATTTTTTAAAAAACTCATCAATATAATTCCTCATTATTTAATTTCATACTTATCTAAATTATTTTCAAACTCATGTAGACGTTTCCAAATACTTCTCAACTCTGTAATGGTTGTCCAGTTGTGTAAGAACAATGCAAACCCACCATGTACTTTACTGAAAGCATTACTAACCTGTACTAATATTCCTAACATTATTGCACCAGTAAATAAACTCGGTCCCATAATCAAATATGGAACAATAACCATAAACTGGTCATAGGTAATCATCCAAGTATCAAAGTAACCATAGTGTAAGTACAACCTATGATAGTTGAATTTTATACCAGTAAACAAACTCAATATAGTTTCAGGCTGAGCATAATTTACCTTATCATCTTCACCTAATACTAAATCTTTTCTAAACGCTGCCTCTACCTTCTGATTGTTGTATTCAAGTCCTGGTAGTTTCCAACCAACGAACCATGAGATTACTAAACCACCTAAAGATACAGCAAGTGTTACCCATACTAATGAGCCTGGTATCTCACTAAAGAATGGAATGGTAACGTGAGCACTCAATGCCCATAGTACTGGAATAAATGCTACCAGTGTCATCACAGCTCTGACTACTTGTAAACCTAATGACTCTACAATTCTAGCAAACCTATTACAATCTTCCTGTATACGTTGAGATGCACCTTCTATTTCTTCCTCTACTGTTCTCCATCTTGGAATATAATCAAACGTAATCGCCTCACGCCATCGTAGTCCATACACCCTAGTAAACCAACCAGTCAGTACTGCTAATATTACATAAGGAAATGCTAGTACTGCAAACGAAGGCTCTCCTTCAAACCCATTTGTTACATATGATATGCTAATTAGCTTATCATAGAACAACGTAATACCTTCGGCTTGTTTATCTTTATACTCTGCTGCTGTTTGTAGTAAGTTATAGAACCCACCGTACCAAGTGTTTATGGCTACTGTAATCTGTACTTGTATCCATAAGGAGGCTACTAACAACGCACCCCCACCGTAAGCCCAAGGGGCCCACTTCTTACTTCTATAAAATGCTTTAATCATCCAAACAAACCTTCCAAAGTAGCTCGTCGTTTGTGGCGAAACATATCAAATACTTTATTCTTACCAAAGCACCATACATTTTCTATGTATAGTTTATTCATAAATTCAACCAATTCTTCTTTAGTTTTAAATTTATTCTTACCTTGTGGACGTTGCATGATTCTCATACCAATCTGACCAAGGAAATGAGGCTGTAAACTATCAACAAGCTCATCACACGAACGATATCGTGACCCTTTAATTTTAGGATCCATAATGTTAGTCATTAGAAATCCATTTTCACTTAAAGAGTTAAAACTATTTAGTGCTACTGGAAGATAGAACTCATCTCTCCATTTAGCATACTCATTAAACTTTGACCATGACTGATCTTCTTCAAATTGTCCACCTTCATTATATCTTTCTGTTGAAAAATAAGGCGGGCTTGTAAATGCACAATCTACATTCTTAATACTATCCCATGGCAAATCTTCAGCACCACATCTATATATTTGTGTAGTCTTACCAGGCGCCATTCTACTATACTCTCTAATCATTTCAGAATATATTTTAAAAGTATCAGGGTTTGGATCACACCCAATATAATGTGTTGCGTTTGATGCAAAAAAGCCTGTGAGTCTATCACCCCATCCCATAGATGTATCAAGTACAGTCTTGGCATTGGTCATCTCATAAACAATCTTTGCTACTATAGGTTTAAACTGAGTTGCAATGTATGTACCTAAACGTAGAACTTCCATCACACTCTTTTCACTCAAATCTTGAGAGCTGTTTACCCCTCTCCATAGGCCACCTATAGATGACCATATCTGTTTTTCAGTTCCTTTTTCCCACACTTGTGCTGGGGCCATGAATCCATATGAACCACACCGCAACCGTAAATGGTTCATATAGTAATCACTTGCTTCATTAAATGTCGTAGGCCCGTCTATAAGCCCCTGTCCGCATGATTTAAACTCATATTTATAATCATCATACTTTTCCATCACT